CTTGGTATGCGAAAGATATGGATGCTGGTGAAATTTTAACTAGGGCTGAAACGTTTGGTAATGTGTATCTAAGTACTAAAGTTGATCCAGATGAAATTGATAAAGATCAAGTAGATAAAGTCTCTATGAAGTCTAAACGTAAAGCGTTGGTAGATTCTGCATCTGAATAAAGAATAAATGGTGAAATAATTCACCATTTATTTGATCATAATCCCACGGCCATGTTGATTACTATCCAAGTTTAATGTAAACTGATACGAACAGATTAAAAACATAATAATAAAGGATAGCTGTGATAACCGAATTACTTAAACTTATAGATCAACGTGATCAAGCCTTTGAACGTGCAACTGATATCATCGCATCCAGAATAGATTTCGTTTATGAAGCTATTATAGAATTTCTCGATGAGTCCATAGAAAACATTATATGGGATAGTGTAGAAGTTAATTCTAGTAATATGATTGTGATTATCGCCCATGTGGTAGACTCATCAATATTAAACGATCACGGCATTCCCGAAACGCGATTATTAACAATTGGTATACCGTTTGAAATTGTTGATAGTGAATCAAAAGCAACTGTGGTACATTTCTTACGCAGAATGGACCAAATCAGAAAGTCAACCTCCAAGAATTCCGTATCTGCATTAAACAAAACGCTATCCGACTTAGCCGAAGGCACCGATTCTGATAGTGATTTGGATATTATATTCGGTGAAAATGAACGAATTAATCAACGGTTATTGGATATGTTACGCGACGAAGGTATAGACATAGATGATGGCGATGACGTGCTGTCAAACCCTCGCATTTCATCATATACAAAAAGGACCTTACACTAAATGAGTGATGCGCTTAACGCTATTAGAGATAGTATAACTAATATACCAAAAATCGTAGAAACATACGAAGGTTATTTGTTAGATTTTCAAAAAAATCTAATTATTAAAGGTAAGCGGTTGGAATTAGCTAACTACGAACAGGCAACCTGGATGAGTTATTATGACGAACGCAGAGTTGAGTTGCATGCCATCGTGCGTTACATGGAAATGCAAGTTGAAAAGGTTCGTGGAAAGTTGTGGCGCGACTACACAGAAAATTATTCACGGGAATTATCACCAAAAGATAAGGACCAATATATTAATAACGAAAAGGCATTTATTGATACCACCTCTTTATTTTTGGAGATTCGTGAACTGTATGAAAAATTCGAATCTGTCGTGGAATCATTTAAAGCAAGAGGCTATGCATTGAACAACATTACTCGTATCAGGATTGCTGATATGGGGGATTATGTGGTATAATAATGACAACTAACACATCTAATCGTATCGTGGAGAAAACTTTCTCAAAGAAAGCTAAAATAATAATCCACGATGAAGTAAATTGTATGGTGGTAGGCTTACAACCTGATCACCACTCGTATTTTTATGAAGAATATGGCATATATGCAGAAAACTACTTCTTTACTCCAAAATACAAAATAGGGAGTTGGGATGGCAAAATACGATACTTTACTAAAGATGGTCATACGTATGTTCTATTATTAGACGAGATTATTAAGAAAATTGTTAAATTTGGATACAAAATAACCATTGATGATAGACGTATCAATGGTTATTTTGATGTTCCACCAATCGATGAAAAATATTTGTGTGGTTTTATCGACGCAAAGACTGATGAACCGTATATTGTTCGTCCGTACCAAGTTAGTGCATTGAATTCAGTGTTCGATAAAGGTTTTGGTATTATTATAGCGGGGACTGGCGCAGGTAAAACTTCAATTAATACCATATTGGTTGATCATTACGAAAAATTGCACGGTCTGCGAAGCATAACGATAGTACCATCAGTATCGTTAATTGGGCAAACTATATCGACATTTGAAGTATTTGGACTTGATGTTGGGCGATATGATGGTGAAGTTAAGGATTTAAAACACCAACATATTGTATCCACTTGGCAAGCTCTTCAAAATTATCCACAATTGATGAAACAATTTCAGGTAGTGGTAGTTGATGAATGTCATGGGATTAAAGGTAAAAAGTTGACAAATTTGTTGATAGAACATGGGAGGCACATAACTCATCGATTTGGATTAACAGGAACTCTACCTAAAGGTAAAGCAGATGCAATGGCAGTACGTATTGCTATAGGACCAGTACGGTACACCATTCCAGCACATGAGTTAATAGAACAAGGCTGGTTAGCTACTCCAAACATTACTGTGTTACAAATGGATGATATTACTAGGTTAGAATCGTTGTATAATAAAGATAACAATATTAGTTTTGATACAGAAGTTTCATTCTTACAAACAGACAATACTCGGTTGAGTTGGATGGCTGATTACATCACACAAAAAGGAACTGAAGCTAAAGGTAACGTATTGTGCTTAGTAACGAGTGTAACGTTTGGTAAAAAATTGAAAAAATTAATGCCCGATGCGTATTTTTTGTATGGTAAAGATAAACAAAAGGTTCGTAAAGAGGTTTATGACTTGTTCGAAACCCATGATAACCTGGTAGTAATTGCTACTGTACAGATTGCAGGTGTCGGCTTGAGTATTGATCGCATATTCAACCTCGTATTTGTTGATGGTGGTAAGTCGTTTATTAGAATAATACAAATGATAGGTCGTGGGTTACGTAAAGGTAAGGATAAGGACACTGTAGATGTTACAGACATATGTAGTAATTTGGATTATTCCAGAGAACACTTGAAACAGCGTATCAAGTATTATAACGAAGCTCGATATAAATTTACTAAGAAGGTTATAAAATATGAATGATATATTATTAACTAACCCAATAGATTTATGGTTAATTGACAATACTCATAGATTAACAACCACCAGTAACATAAATTTAATTTCAGGCACAAATCAATGGCATAACGATTACTAGCATATACTCACATTTGTCGGAAAATGAAAATACGAGAATGTACCACATATATCGCATATGGAATTGTGGTCTGAATAAGTATGTTAAATATTCTTCGTTACACAACTGAAAATAGTTAAATTTTATACTAATGCCTGTTGTGCTTTGTACAAATATGTGATATTATAAAACCTATAATTTGTAATAATAATAATAAAAAAGGTCATTATGCTAGTATTTGATGAAACATCTCAACCCCTTATTATAGATAATATATATACCCCAACATTGACAACCCATATATGGTTGTTAGATTTAATGATCATGGATTTTACATTAGCTCCATTAGAAGTTTTAGAGGAAATTACATGTCCCACGATCATGGTAGAAATATGTGGGTTCAGTTTTGCTCTTCCCGCAAAGTGGTATATATTAGTGTACGATGAAGAAACGACACAGGTAGATACTGTGTGTGTTGCAGATTTATCTGGTAAAGATTTTATGGCACTTGGATATGGACCAAAAATGACAAAATCCTTTCCAGCCAAAATTACAGTAGTTGACTATTGTAGTCAATATAAAAACGTAAACCCATCTTTAAATAAACACCAGATGTTGTGTCATCCAATTGGTCCAAATGCATGGATTAATATTTCACCCACTGATGTGTACAATAAGTATTTGAAAGATATTTTCGTAGGTGATATTATATAAAGGAAATTAGTATGGCAAAGAAAAATTCAAAAGTAAGTTTAAGTGTATCTGAGTTTCGGTCTTGGTTAGAAGGAGTAGAGGATATGCAAGGTGATGGATGGAGTCCATCATTAGAACAATGGAAAAAGATCCGGAATAAAATCGAAATGTTAGAAGAAATTGATTATGAAGAATTAATCAAAAATTCGAACATTAATATACCAAATTCCAATACCACACAATATGTGTCATCATCTACGCAAATGCCAATGCGTACTACCCCCAGCTTTATCGATGAACTAGGTAGTAACGCAAAAGTAACAACCATGATGCCGATTGCACCACATCCACCTAACTCTATAATCGGTAGTGTTAAAACGCCTGATATTGACACATCATCTGGTACATATACAGGATCATTTCTATAATGGAATTATATACAGTATTGACAGATAGAACTCTTTGGTTTGATGGGGATTCTACTGTTAGTAGTGACAATATATCCAGGTGGATTGATACTGAACCTAGTAAAAATATATACGTCAATCATCTCACTAATGATATAATACAATATAATAAATTAGTTCCAACGTCTGCCCGAATAACTGTAAAGACAGAGGTTCGTGAGTTTGATTTAACGTGGAACATACCAGATGAATTTAAACAGTTGAATATAGATGATTTTATATATGATAAATTGTTTCGGGTAGAAAAACAAGAACGGTTAACAGAAGATCAAATGCAACTTCGTATGAAACGTGTTTCGTACGAATTATCATTATTTTATAAACATAAACTACACGACGTGATCAGGACTATAATATACATAATCCATACATTTACACAAAAAGGTATTGTATGGGGTGTAGGTAGAGGCAGCAGTGTATCATCTTACATTTTATATTTAATTGGTGTTCATGATATAGATAGTGTAGAATACGAATTGGATATATTAGAATTCTTACATTAACCCAGATAAATATTATATTACTAAAGGAGAATTACCATGGCAAAACGCGCAGTAAGTGCAAGAGGTGAAACGGTTGATTTTGATTTGTTGACAATTAAGGCTCAAGAGGCTGCTAATAAAGCAAATGCAAAAGATGTTACCCCTGTTATTGAGATTAAACAACAGGAAAATTTTATGGATAGACGAGTACGTCGTCGTATCAAAAAAGCCACTACTCCTATAGTAGATGTTGTAGCAGACCCAGTAGTAGTCGATGTACCTAATAATAACTAATAATTATAAACATAAAGGAGAGTCTTGTGCTAAGACCAATAAGAGATAGCGTACTATTTGTATTTAAAGAGGAAGTAAATGGTGGTATGTTTATCGAAAATTCTGAATCAGGTATATATTTAGGAAAAAGTATAGACACTTCTTCTTCGGAGGCACGGTGGGCAGTTGTTGCAGCAATCGGACCAGAAGTCAAATCAGTAAAGCCAGGAGACAAAGTTCTAATAGCAGCATTACGATGGACAGAAGGTTTTAAAATAGATAATAACCAATTATGGAAAACTATTGAAAAAGAAATTCTTGCTGTGGATACGGAAGCTGGTATTAAGCTAACCCCTCCAGAAAATACTATATTTTTTATTAAAGATAAACGAAAAGGTACAGTAACACAATCAGATGCTGGTGTATATGTAGTAGCGAGCAACCAAGCTGGAGAGGATGTATGTTGGGGTACAGTAAAAGCTGTTGGACCTGATGTCAACGTCGATGATGTTGTAGTTGGTTCACGTGTTTTAGCGCGAATAGACACTATTGACAAATTTCTCAAAACAGAAGATGGTGATGTGTATAAGGTATCAGAAGATAACGTCATTGCCATCGAAGAAAAAGTTTGATGTATGGATTATTTGGCATATTTTAGTGATGAAATATACATTTTTGTATTATTGAGTATCATGATTATTTCGGGAATAATTAAAAATCATTCCTTATTTAACAATTTGTACGGATTTTTACAACACAAACTCGGTAATAGTAAATTTGTTATCATGTTACTGAGTGTAATAAGTGGAGTTCTTCCGATAGAAGGCCGGTCAAGCGTTAGTGCCGGAATACTTGATACGGCAACTAGTCACAAAAATTGCATAGGTAAAGAACATCTGAATTCCAGTGGTAGGAAAAAGTTAGGTGTGGTTGATTTTATTACCACACACCACTTTTATATGTGGAGTCCTTTGGAAAAACCAGTGTTACTCCCGATGGCAGCCTTCGGGATAGGATATGCCGCATGGATGTCGATGATGTGGCCATTAATACTCGTTAGTGCAATATTTATTATTGGGTATATCTGGTTCATTGTTGATGAATCAGATGTGGTAATTACTGTCGACGCTGACACTATATCCATATCAGAGTTTGCTAAAAATATACTACCATTTATAGTAGCCATCATTGCTTATATGGTATTAGGTGGCGAAGGAGCATCATTAGTAATTCCTATTTTTGGCACGTTATTATTGTATTACATCATCTTAACTAAAACATTTGATGCGAAACAACTAAACTCATATATTAACTGGAATACTATTATAATAGTAGCTATAGTGTTTGCATTGTCTGGATGGATGCAGGAACATCGGGCATGGTTTGAACATATATTATCTCATGCAGGGGTAGATATACACACTATGACTGGATTGGTCATTATTAGCGTACTTACATTTTTGGCTAGCTTTAGTATGGGTAGTGATGGTAAGTTTGCAGCAATTACTGTATTAATGACTACGATATTTGGAAAGGAATACTTAGTGTGGTTCTTTGTTCTAGATTACGCCGGATACCTATTGTCTCCTATGCATGAGTGTGTGATGATCGGCAAACGCTATTTTGGCACACCACTATCAGCTTATTACGCTGCGTTGTTAACTTGGGTGATGTTATTATTGACTACAGGTGGATTGGTTACATTTGTTAGTGTGCAAAAATTATTTTGATTAAATCGTTATTGGAGTGAAGTATGGTATTTATAATATTAATGGGGGTGATAACTTCCTCCATCGCCAGTGCTGCCGCCTTTTTTAGTATATACGGTCTAGCTCAGATATTCAGTGGTACCTTTTGGGCAGTCGTACTCATGGGAACATCACTAGAAGCTGGTAAGTTGGTAACAGCTTCATTTCTATACAGATATTGGTCAAAAATATCAACAGTATTGAAAATATACTTGGTAACAGCGGTACTCGTGTTAATGTTTATTACATCTATGGGTATATTTGGTTTTCTTAGTAAATCTTATCAAGCTGATTCTCTACCTCTTAAAGAGTTGCAAGTTAAACTTGATGGGTTAAAACAGGAACAAACATCTCTCATATCTCGTAAAACGCAACTAGATGCAGCAAGACAAACAGCTATCGCTGCAGCTATCAACAATCAATCCACTAAATATCGTGTTTTGGGTAGCAAGGAACGGCTCGCCAAGGTTTATGATGATGAAGTTAATGTTATTAACACAAGAATACCAGTAGTAACTAACGAAATACAAAAATTGAATCAACAAATTCTTACTACCCAATTACATACTGGTCCTATCACTTACATTGCTACTGCATTCGGTAAAGAAATAGATGATGCTACCAAATGGGTGATATTATTAATAATAATAGCATTTGATCCCTTAGCAGTGGCTCTAACAATAGGAGTGAACATTGCTGTCAATATACGAAAATGTGAACGTGAACAAGCAGAAAAAGATCGAGTTGAAAAAGAACGACAGGATCACATTGATGCAAGAGATGAAATGAAACGCAAGCGCGAAGAAGAACTAGAAGAAATGAAGGCTAAATTACAACACGAGAAGGATATGGAATCTTTACGTCACATCCCATTATCATCAGATTCTACCCCATCAATTGAAGTTCCGGTAGAAATATTGCCACAACAAATACTAACCAATATAAATGATCCTGTGGAAAATGTTTCTACAACACAACCAGATGGTGATAAGGATGCTGTTATTAGTGAATTGCAACAAATACTAAAGGACATAACAACCAAAACAGAACTAACACCTGAAGAAGTACAAGATAAACAACAAATAGAATCAATATTAGCCCGCAGACAATTAGTTGATTCTATACGTAGAGCTGATCCATCAATAAAATAATCTATCGCTTGACAATATATTATTAATAAGCTATAATTAGTAAACACTTATAGTAGATAGGAGATTTTATGGCTGTATTACATGAATTGTGGATGGAAAAATATAGACCACAACATATTGAAGACTATATTTTTCAGAATGACGCACAGAAACTAGATTTTCTGAAAATGATCAAGAATAAATCTATTCCTCATTTGTTGTTATCGGGGACGCAAGGCAGCGGTAAAACGACTATAGCAAAAATACTGATTACAGAATGTAATATAGATACGACTGATGTAATGGTAATTAATGCATCAGATGAGAATAGTGTTGATACTATTCGTGACAAAATTAAAAACTTCATCACAACATTTGCGATGGGTGACTATAAAGTTGTGTTGTTGGAGGAAGCTGATTATATTACTGCATCGGGGCAAGCTGTGTTGCGTGTCATGATGGAAGAATACATAGACATTGCCCGCTTCATCCTTACTTGCAATTATGAAAATAAAATACTACCATCTGTAAAATCTCGCTGTCAACATTATAGATTCAAATCAAGTGATAAAAATGATATTGCAGAATACGTAGTTAATATTTTGGTGCAAGAACGGATTAAGTTTGATCTAAATCTGGTCGATAAATATATTGACGTTGGATATCCTGATGTTCGTAAAATTGTAAATCTATTACAACAAAACTCCCACGATGGTGTACTGAACCCACCCCAAACCTCTGTAGAGGTAGGCGACTATAAGTTTGCATTATTAGATCTTGTTGAAAAAGACCAGTGGCAGGAAGCAAGGGTATTAGCTTGCAGTCAAGTAGCATCTGAAGAGTGGGAAGATGTGTACCGATTTTTTTATGAAAATTTACATAAAGCACCAAAATTTACAGATGTCCAAAAATGGGAAGAGGGTATGATAATTATAGCTGAACATTTATACAAACATAGTATTTGTGCAGATGCTGAAATTAACGCTGCTGCAATGTTTATTAGATTGGGTCAAATATAAAATAGCGTTGATAAGGGATATATTGGGATAGAGCTATGAGTCTGATAAACAAATAATTCGTTGCAAATACCACCATATAATATAAAAAATAAAATAGGAGTCCATAATGGCTAGAATGAAAAAACCCGAAAATGAAACTGCTGATGAAACAATCATTCGTCAAATGTTAGAAACCATCGCAAATCACGCTACTCGTAGTGAAAAGACTGCATGGGAACGTAAGCGCAACAATATGGATAAATTGGTCAAACAATTACGTCCACTGGAAGACCAAATAATGGAAATCCGCGCTAAGATGAGTCCGATATATGATGACATCGCTGTATTGCGCGCAGATATGGTAGAGGATTGTATTCATCCTTTTGATATGTTGATTAATCAAGGCAACTACGTAGACTGTAAATTCTGTGGTAAAAGTCTAAAGCCGTTGGTATAATCAGATGAATAAGCCATTATTTGATTTTGTGAAGATGTTATCACGTCGGGATACTAAAACGTTATCCCAAAAGGCGTTAAAACTAGCCGAAGAGTGTGGGGAGTTGGCTAAATACGCTCTCTCATACGACGGCGCGTTCGCAACCAACCACCGATTTTCCACTAGACAACGTATACTAGAAGAATCAGTCGATTGTATGTTAGTGGCCTTATCAGTAGCGTATGACCTCAATTTTTCTGATGATGAAATCGAGGCGATGATGTTTGCAAAAAGTTCAAAATGGGCTACTCTACAAAACAATGAGTTGGATTTGTGCTATCCGGTACCATTCGAGATACATATTACCGTGGATATGAATACAACGGATGCCAATTATGAACTATTAAACAAAAACTTTAATAGTGTTTGTACCCAAGTTCAAGCAAAACCTATTAGATTGGATTTACAGAATAATAACGGCGACAAAGTGATGCATGACATAATGACATCATCTAGACATATGGGCACTAATAGGAGCGCTTATGAGGAATCTGAGCGTGTATGTGCACACCTAACAACTGCCGGCTACAATGTAGTTAGAACAAAAATCGAGACTGTACCTTGGCACCCAGCGGCCCCTCAAAACGAAGGGGATATAATGCCAAAACATTGCTACTTTGAATCCCATGTGGGCATCGTTATACCGCAACACGATACATTGTCCAATCTCAGCAAAATTGCATTGAAAGATATTGCCGATCATCACAATGCTCATCTATCATCAAACATTTTTAAGAAATTAGTTGACGGGCAATCTGTTATTATGTTAACATACAGAGCAGAATCTGATTTTAAAACATTTGATGCTAACATGAAGTTGTTATTAGCTGAGTTAGATATGGCCGAGTTTCAATATCAGGCACCAATTATGGAGTTTTCTGTGTATGACACTAAAGTTCATCACGATGCAGAATGGATAAAGGGTGTATATGTCGTATAAAGAATATAAATTGGATATGTTCCAAGTATTACCACAAATAGACAAGAAGAACGCGCATTTCATTGATGGTCTTACTGAGGATGAAATCAAAGGGTTTGTACCATATACCACAATGCGTTGGTTATCTGGCACCAATAGTGCATACCAGATAATGTGCATAAACGAATTAGTGAATCCGTTTATGTTTTCATTGGGAACCCACAAAGGTCTATTATACAAACTGATGACTGTGTGCGGAAGCGGGAAGACACAACGATATAAGTGGAATAGTGTAACATCCAAAAAGGCTACCAATACCCCATATCTAGTATCGATGGTTAAAGACTATTACGGATATAACACAATGAATGCTATTGATGCGCTAAAAATATTAAGTAAAGAAGATTTGTTAAGTATTGCAGAACACTTGGGTCGTCAGAAGGACGAGATGGTTAAAATTAATAACGAATTGAAAAAATTAAATGATAATTGAAATGACTGCATCGACGCGAAAAGCTGTAATTAATAGCATATTTCAACCAGTTTATGAGTGCACATACTGCGAGACTACGTTCAAAACTGAAAGTAGGTTTATGCAGCACCGTTGCAAGGAAATGATCAAAGCTGAAGAATTTAAGACGATTACTGGTCAAAATGCGTGGTCATTTTACCAAAAGTGGATGCTAGCACAACATAAGACAGTATCCAACCCTGCTAGTTTTATAAAATCGCGTCATTACAATGCCTTTATCAAATTTGCAAATTTTGTAAAAAAAGTTGGCTTAGCGGATACTGATGTATTCATACAAATGATGAAGGATAAAAGCATACAACCAACGCTATGGACTAATGATCAAATGTATTCGTTGTATTTAGAATATATAGATAGAAATACAACACCTACCAAACAAGCCAATTTAACCATGAAGACGTTATCAAAAATCGCGGATGATTTAGATTGTGATATCAGTGAAGTATTTAATGTAGCACATCCTGCAGATATACTAGAAAGGATACGATCTCGGAAACTAT